TTCTTTGGAAAGATATGTTTAAGTTCTTTGAAATATGCTTCAAGTGTAGGAGCAATATGTTCTAATTTAATAGAGGCAGTTTTATCTTTAAAAACATTACCACCTTCAGTGATATATTCTACAAACGATTTCATTTAGTTTCCTTAAATTATTGTTACTTTTTCAGCATTATTAGGTATTTTGTCTGTAACGACAATTCTACCTGCACTATCACCTTTGCTAGGTGATTTTCCATAAATTTTAGGTATTCCTAATTTATCTAATGCTTTTGAATCAAATCTCTGATCTTCTCTTCTTGCTCTTAATCTAAAATATAATTCATGATTTTTAGCATATAGTTTAGCTTCTTTCATTGCACCATTAACAATCACTATTATATTAGGTTTCTTATTTTGGATAGTCGATGTAACATCCATAGGTCCTATATACATGTAATGTATATAGGACCACCAATTGCTTCATTACCGACAACAATTTTTACTTTATCAGTATCACTAATTTTACCATATACGTCAGGAACTTTATCACCATCTTTTATTTTATTTTTCAAATGAAGTAATACCAATTTCATGAATTTTTTTGCAAGACCTGGAATAATAGTTTCAATACCTTTTAAACCACCACCTGCTAATGAAGGTGCAGTAGGACCTTTCATAGAAATGTTAATAGGTTTTTCTTTATTTAACACAAATAATTGAACATCAGTATAAGGTTCAGAACCACTAGTTTGTCTTCCTGAAAATTTTTCTGCTCTAACTATATTAGGCAATCTAATTTGTCCAGCTACTAATGTGATTGGTCCGCCATTTTTGATAACAGCAGAATTTATAATATCAATAAAACTATTTTCTTGTCTTTCTGCTTGTAAACCTGCCATAAATAGTAACCATATATAAAGTAATAGTTACTATTTATAAGTTTTTATCTTTCAATCTTTTGTCTTCTTTACTAAAACCATACCGTAATTGTTTATACCTTTTTCAATTTTAGCATCACTTTTCAATATAAGTTTAGTTTTCTTGAATGAACTATAATCAACATAATGGTGCCATCTATCATATCTCCATACTACAGAAGCAACATCAGGATGTAAATCAACTAACATTTGAGATTTGTTTATAGTTCCTTCAGCATTCATTCCTCCATCTCTCCATGTTGTTCTATCCTGATTTCCTTCTTTATGGTAAAATTCATCAGTATTTCCACCTTTTAAAGTTTGAGTTGCTGCTTTACCCTGAAGAAAAGCATTAAACTGAATAGTGCAATCACCATCCTTTAATACTCGTAAACATATATCCGTATCTTCATTATATCTACCACGCCATCTATGTTTACAATTATTAGATATCAATAGACAAGAATATATTCTTGTATTTTTAGCATATGGTGGATACTTACTATTAGGTGCAATAAAAAATCTATATTGAAAACCTGATATAGGAACATTTTCATATCTATCGATAAAATCTTCTGCTGCTCTAAATATTTTTCCAGTTTCAGTTCTGGTTTTCATATTATTATTCAATCTGAAAAAAGCACGAATATTATCATCCATTACCCAATGTCTTTTTGCACCTAAAGATATAGAATGTTCCCAACACCAATTTCTTGCTCTAGTTGGACCTTCACCATGATTACTAAACGGCAAAACAAGTATTTTTGTAGGATCTATAACTGCTGCATAATCATCATAATCTTGTGGTTCAATAGCAATATAATAAGGCACATTCATTTTTTCAAGTGCCTTACTTGTTAATCTACTATCTGCTCTACCTTTACTTACAATATAAATTGGATATTTTGGATTCATATATACCTTCTTCCAGAATTGGTACCTCGAACTAATTCTGGAATCCAAATACTTTTAGTTTTTTCTGTTATATTTTGTCCTATAAGTTTAGCAAATTCTTCTAAATCTTCAGGAGAATCAAATCTAACGACTAACTTTTTATATGCTTTTTGATCTTCTTGAATGAATTCTGGCATACCTATCCATTCTTCTTCTTCAATTCTCATTATTCCTCCATCCATCTTTTCAAAGTGTTTTCATCTCTATCTAATTTAGGATACCAAATACTTTTGGTTTTCATAGTTAAATTTTGACCTATAAGTTTAGCATATTCCTCATAATCTTCTAAATTCCTAAAACTCATTTGAATTCTCTTGAATGGTGGATTATCTTCTTGTTTGAAGTCTGGCATACCTATCCAATGTTTTTTCCATTCTTCTTGAATAAATTCTTCATCTTCACCATCAAAAAAATCAGAAAGAGTTTGAGGCATATTATCATTAGTTTTAATGCCAATACAACTTTCATATTCAGTAGATTCTTTTATTTCCATTATATCCTCTCTTAAAATTTAAAATTAGAAGTGTCTTTCTTTACTTTTGGTGTATAAGTAGGAACAGGTTGACTCGGTGCAACTAATCCTACTTGAGCAGAATTTTCTACATCAAATATCCTCATCTTGTTTCTATCTATACCTACAACAAACTTTTTATAATAACTTGGATCATTATATCTATTCTTCAATTGTTTAATCATTATTTGACCAAGTTCTTCAAGTTCTTCTGTTGATATCAATGCCAACATCAAATCACAAGTTTGAGGTAAACCAATAGATTCAGAAGTGTTTGTTAAATCTAAATCAGAACTATTAATACCTTCGCGATTTGATTGAGTTGCAGATACTAACGGAACATTATATTCAACTGCCAAACCTCTTAACTCTTCTGCAATAGATTTAACATAGGTATAACTATTCACACCAGCACCAAACTTCATTCTTTGCGAAGCACAAATATTCAAATAATCAACAAAGATGATATCTGGAACAAACTCTTTTTTTGCTTTCAACTCTTCAATCAATGCCCTAAAATGTCCAGTATGTGCAGATGCAGTAGGATATTCCTTAATAATCAAAGTTCCTTGTGCTTTCTTCTTTAACTTTTGTATACGACTATCGAAAATATTTTTGTCAATGGTTTTAATTTCAGACATACCAAGATTCAATAAATTAACATCTATTCTTTCTGCAATTCTTTCTTCAGCCATTTCCATTGTTATATACAAGACATTCTTATTTTGTGCCAATGTTGCTGCTGCCATATGACACATAACCAAAGATTTTCCAACACCAGTACCAGCCAAAAAGATATTCAAACTCTTTCTAGATAACCCACCTGCGGTAATCTTATTTAAGATATCGATATCAAAAGGTATTTTCTCTTCCACTCTACGATAAAATTCAAACCTAGATTCTGCATCACTAAAGTAATCATGACCAACATTGGTATCAAAACAAATACTTAATGCTTCTGATAATAGATTAGGAATTGCCTCTTGAGTATGAACTTTATCTTTTCCTTCTATTATTTGAATAGAATCCAAAATTGCTATATAAACTGCTCTTTGTTTGCAAAACGATTCAGTATGTTCTAATAACCAATTTGGATCAATTTCATTATGAGATAAAGACTCAACAAGTGTTTGGGCTTGTGTAAGTTCTGTTGCATTTATATCTCTACGATTAGAAATTTCAATTGATAAGATTTCTGGTGTTGCAAGTTTAGTAAATGTTTCAAAAAACTTTAAGATTTCTTCTGATACAATTGATTCTATTCTATCAGCAAAATATTCTTTCTTAAGAAAAGGAATAACTTTTCTAGAATATTCCTCATCGTATATCAGATTAGAAAGGATTGTTGTTTCAATTCTGGACATCAAATACCACCAGAAAATACTGTTTCGTTCTTTTTAAGCGAATCTTCTATCATTTCTACCAATATATTTCCTATTTTATTTTTAAATTTTTCATTTGACGTATCAACATCGGAATGATGAACTGTATATTCAAAACTTAATTTTGGTTCATCTGGTTCTGGAAATTCTACTTTCCCATATGAATATACAGTTCCATTAAATTCTCCATCTGATATTTCTACAGCAAGGATTTGTTCACCATCTTCAACATAATATTCAATCACTTCATAACTCATAAAATTCTCCTCTTAAACATTTATACTATAAAAAATGGGCATCGTAAAGATAAAACGATACCCAAGATAATCCTATTCTACTTTTTCGAGTTCTTCTTCAATATCTTCATCAGTCATGATAGATTCATTTGTCAACTTATAATTAGATTCAACCCATTGTTGAAATTCTTTCTTTACTAATACAGGCATCCAGAAATCTTTATTATGTGTATCTTTCAATCTAAATTTCTTCTCTTCAACTTCACCTGTTACAGAATCAACTCTACTATACCAGCCATTACTTGGTTTGATTACATGTCCAGATTCTAATGCCATTTCTAATAAACCAGACCATCTACTGATACCACCATCAAATAGAACTGTAATAGGAATCTTTGCCTTTTCTCTAACATACCTTGACTTTTCTACATTAATAACAAAATTATAGCCAACGATATCTGTTCCTTCTTTTTCTTGTTGTCTACCAATAATAAAGATGTTACTTGAAGAATAATAAATTCCAGTTCCGCCCGATACAACTGCTTTGGAGTACATTTCTTGTGTTTGATAGGTATGGTTAATTGCTATCATTGGTATATCTTTCATAGCAAGATGAGGAGTTACCATTCTGAACAAACCCTTTAATGATTTTGCTCTAGTCATATCTGCTACAGATTTACCATCCATTGCATCATCAAATTCTTTCTTAGATGCCAAATTACCGATAGAATCTATAACAATAATAACTCTGGCACCTCGTTCAATTGCTTCAAGTTGTTTCATCACATCAAATTTCAATTCTTCGATGTTTGTAATTGGTGTATGAAGAACTCTACTGGTATCAATACCAAATGATTTAAAATAATCTTGAGGAGTTCCAAATTCACTATCATAAAACAATAAAGCAGAATCAGAATATTTGTCCATGTATGCTTTAACCAGAAGTAAACTAAAACTTGTTTTGAAATGTTTACTTGGACCTGCAAACAGAGTAAGTCCGGGAACAAACCCACCATCAAGTTTCCCTGATAGTGCTACATTCATTGCAGGAACAGAAGTTGTAACCATATCTGCTTTTGTAAAGAACTTCGAAACATCTAGGATATCTGATGATTTGATAGTGCTTGACTTTTTTAATAAATTTACTAAACTCATATTTTCACCTTTTTGTTATAATTACAACTATTATACTATAGAAACAACCATTTGTAAACTTATATCGGCACATCAAATACAAAAGTAATTCTAACACAATTACTTAAATTTTCTGTTCCGTGTTCCAACTTATTATTAAACCAAATCAAATCTCCTGCATTAATAACCAATGATTCATCACCAACAAAATAACGATAAGATCCTTGTATTGCTAAATGATATCTGTTTCTTGTTTGATAATAATTTCCAATATCAATATGTCTTCCGACTGAACCACCAACTGGTAAAGATAAAAACCCACATCGACTCACTTTCTTAAAATGTCTTTTAACAAATCTTAAAACTTCAGTATGATGTTCACACGCTAATGTTGGAATACAAATTTCTGTATCTCCAACATATTCATCTACTGTTCTAACACCACCCATAATCAATTGAAGAACACCAGCAGAAACTTCAGGGAATCCTCTATCTAACATAGATAAAGCACCATCAATATTTTTTTGAGCACCCCAATCTTCTGGATATTGTTCAAGTTGCTTTAATATCTTTGAAACATTAATGCCAGTCTTTATTACTTTTATATTTTGCATTAGAAAAAATCATCCAAAGTTGCTTTTTCAACAATATGCCAACCCATCGGCTCTATGATATTATCAAGAGCATCAAGGAA